TAGGTCATGTTGTAGCAGCAAGTCCTACGATGACAGGTGATGTTACGATGTCATCCACTGGATTTTTAAAGATACCAGTAGGTACTGATGCACAACAGCCTGGGCAGTCTGGAGCACCAACAGCAGCAGTAGGACAATTTAGATATAACTCAGATCAAAACAGATTTGAAGGATATAAAAATACAGGTTGGGGAGAGCTAGGTGGAGGTGCTGGAGCTACTGGTGGTGGAACTGATGAAGTATTTTTTGAATCAGACACTAACGTAACTACAAACTATACGATAACATCAGGAAAAAATGCACACACAGTAAGTCCTGTTGTAAATAGTGGTGTTACTGTAACTGTGCCATCTGGCAGTTTACTTGTTATTCTTTAATTATGGCTTTAAACATTAACGGCACAACTGGTATTTCGGGAGTTGATGGATCAGTTTCTGCACCAGCATTAACAGGAACGGATAGTAATACTGGTATAACATTTCCTTCTGCTGACACTATCAAATTTGCAACTGGCGGTGTTGAAAGAATGGCTATTACAAATAGCGGTATTACTGGAATACCTAGTGGAATTTTAATGGCAGATCAGTGGAGAAGAACAGCAGGGGTATCAACTAATGGCTCAGAAAATTTTCTTACAACTGATTGGAGCAGAGTAGGTACTCCTATGGGTACTATTCTTAGTGGTGCTGCATCTTCTGGAATGACACAAAATAGTGGAGTATTTACTTTTCCAACTACAGGAATATATTTTGTGACTTGGCAAGCATATGCAGAAGTTTCATCTACTTCAAGGATGACCGCAGTTAACATCTATATATCAGCAACTGATGGTACTGATTTTGGTAATCTTGCTTCAAGTATATCTGGGGTAAACAATGACATTAGTGGTTATTCTTACTCAAATGGACATTGCTCTGCATTAGTTGATGTAACTAACGTAAATAACGTTAAAGTTAAATTTAGAGTTTATAGTTCAGGCAATGTAACCTGGGATGCCACCTCTGCGGAAAACAGAAACTGTGCCACATTCATACGCTTGGGAGATACATAATGATACACAACGTTTATTCAGCATTACAATCACTTAAACCAACACAAAAATGGAGTTGGAGTGGCACTGACTATTCTGGGTTAGTGTGGAGCGATAGTGGAACAGCACCAACAGAGTCGGAAATAAATGCAGAATTAACAAGGCTTATAAGTGCAGAGCCTATGAGATTATTAAGGATTGAAAGGAATAAATTATTAGCAGCGTGTGATTGGGTCGTTCTTACTGACTCACAGTTGACTACAAGTAAAAAAACAGCATGGAAAACATATCGTCAAAGTTTACGTGATCTTCCAGCCAGTTCATCGCCAACTCTCGATTCTGATGGTAATTTAGATATGAGTTCTGTTACTTTTCCTACCGAACCAAGTTAATTATGACAGCAAAGATTAAACTAAACGCAGCATCAGG